CACTTTATTGATAACAATGAAAGCATTGAATTTTATTAAGTTTTGGAGGGATAAAAATGGAAGATTACACAGTTGAATTTGGAAATGAATTGAGTGGTGCGATAATAGATTCGTTTGCTAAAAAAGCCAAAACCGCTGTTTGTGAAAAAAAAGGTAGTAATAATTTCGGTTGAAAATTCTGACAAAACAACCGACTCTGTTGTAACAGAAAATGCTATCGATATTCTTGAAAAAATAGGGACATTAACAATTGAAGTTATAAAAAAGCTCGAAAAAAATATGGGCAAAACTTTTGCAGATAGAACTTTAGAAGGCTTTATATGTGCAATAAAAGAGGTTAATGAGCGGAGATAATCCGCTCACCTTAATGCAACTTCCGCCAACGGGAACGGTCACAAGTCCGTATGAATGCAGAGTGCGGACAACAATACATATTGAACAGGAGGTCAATTTATATGAAAACATCAAAGAAAATCTGTAAAAACGGCTCTATTACTCTGCCTAAGCAGATAAGAGGCGAAGCAGGATTGTTTCCGGGCAATGCTGTTGACATTGAAACAAGTACAGACGGCACTGTTACAATTAAACCGTCCGCTCCCTGTTGTCGCTTTTGCGGTACAGTTGAAAATGTAATCATTGCAGATAATGTTATCATCTGCCGCAAATGTGCCGAAAAATTACTTGCAAAGGTGGATAAAACAGATGACTGATTTAAAAAAGCAGATTGATGAGCTTGCAGGCATTAAAGCAGATATGAGCAAGCTCAAGGCACGCAAAGATAAACTCGAAGCAGAGATTATTATGCAGTGCTCGGAAGACCTTGAAAACACCAAATATAAGAGTGTCCATTATGCAGGCACAGAATCAGAGCTTACAGCGGTAACTTCGGAATCTCTCAAAATTACATACAACTCATTTTTGCTCTCAATTTTTGGCAAAGCATACAAAGATGCGGTTACGGAAAAGACAGAATATTCCCTCTCTGCTCCGGCAAAAAGAATGCTCATCGGTTTGTGGAAGGGCAATTTTGTAAGATGCACAATCAAAGAGGTTATTGAACAGATGAACGGCGTGTCTGATGACGAACGCAAACAGCTTGTTAAGAAATGCAAAGGTATCAATTATGATAAAGATGTAAACAACATTTTGAAGTTCACAAATCTTTCGGAGGGCGATGCAAAAGAGTATGCCTACCTCATTTCAGAGGCGGCTGTATGGCAGGACTTTAAGAACTTACTTACCGTCAACGGTATGGACGAAAGTCATATTGATGATATCCTTATGAAAATACAAAGCAGTTTTGTTGTTGAGGACAGCACAAAGATATCTTTAAGCTCTTTGGTTTGATGAGGTGTTTTGTATGTTAAAACCTCAGCAAACGCAAAGAATATACGCAATGGCGGCACGGCTCGGGGTCTTAGAATCAGGCAACAAAAACGATATGCTGCACACGATTGTTTATCGTCTTACTCAAAAGGAAAGCATACGCAGTCTTGATGAGAATGAGTATAAGACGGTTGTATCTGAACTTGCCGAAAGGCTGAAATTGCAGAACCTCACAGAGCCGCCGAAACCGTACAAGAAGAAAAAATACGAGGACAGCGGTAGAGGCAAAATGTCAGACGGTCAACGCAGGAAGGTTTGGCAGTTGATGTATCAGCTCGAAAAATACGACACAGAACCGACTACGGCTAAGCTCGGTGACAGGCTCTGCGGTATCATCAAAAAAGAGCTGAAAATTGATTGTACATCAAAGCAGCCTTTTAGGTGGCTGACATATAATCAGGGTGTAACCTTGATTGAAAAACTTAAAAAGTACATTGACAGTGCTCAAAGGAGGAAGGCTGGTGAAAATAAATCTTGATGATTTGGTAGGCACTCAAAGGGATATAGCGGAGATAATAGGAATTGAAAGCTATATTAAACTCTGTCAAACATTTGGTGGAGATACAATATATATCCAAAAATACAGCGAGTTACAAAAACTTGAACGCAATGCTGAAATCAAGGCGAAGTACAATGGATACAACAGCAGTCAGCTCGCAAGAGAGTATGATTTGTCTGAAAGGTATGTAAGAATCATATGCTCAAACGGTAATCTTGACGGTCAGTTAAGTATTTTTGATGATATAGGTTAATGAAGAAAAAATAGGATATTCTTCCTCTACGGGAGTACGGATTTATAAGGTATTATTAAGTTACAGACTTAATGATACCTTATTTTTTGGAGTAATATATTATGAATTTTGCGGCAGACACTTGGTGGCTCTTCGGGCTTATTATCTCGGGAGCTATTGCGATAATCAGCTTTTTCTTAAAGCGAACAATTAACGAAGCAGACAGACACGATAAAGAAATCAAAGAGATTCAGCTATCGTATGTGACAAAGGATGAAC